CCGAACTGCAATCTGTAGTCGGTGCGTATATCTCTGACGCCATTCAATACATAGACGACGACATCTCCCCGATACGGGCAGAATCTACGAAATACTATCGTGGCGATCCGTTTGGTAACGAGGTAGACGGCAGAAGCCAAGTCGTTAGCCGCGACGTACGGGATAGCGTGCAAGCCATACTCCCGTCGATGATGCGGGTATTTTTTGGGTCCGAGAAAGTTGTTGAATTCGTCCCCAGAAATGAATCCGATGTCGCCATGTCAGAACAGGCAACCGATTATCTGAATTATATCTTGAGGCAGGACAACGATGCGATAGGAATTTTTTACAGTGTGTTCAAGGACGCGCTGATGAACAAGGGCGGATTCGTCAAATGGTGGTGGGACGACAGTGTAGAGGTACACACCCACAGCTTTGAAGGGCTGGACGAAGGCGCGCTAGGGCTAATACTTGAAGAAGAAGGCGTAGAAGCAGTATCGGTAGAAGGTTCCCCCGCCCCTGGTATCTCCGAAGAACAAGCGGCGATGATGGAGGAGCAAGGGGCGCCTGTCCCACAGGTTTACGACGTGGAGATCAAGCGGAAGCGAAAAAGAAATCAGGTGCGGGTAGAGACAATGCCCCCTGAAGAATTCTTTGTAGACGCTGCGGCCACGTCCTTGAACGACGCACAGGTCGTTGGACACAGAACGATGGCGACAGTATCCGACTTGGTGGCCCTTGGCTATGACAGGGAAATGCTTGACGACCACTTGTCAGATGAAGTGGCCTTTACGGATAGTGACGAATATTGGGCGCGTTACGCGGATAGCGACGTACCTGGTCCATCGTCCACATACGAGCGTAAGCGTGTTCTATATACGGAAGCGTGGTGCTATATCGACTACGATGGAGACGGAATAGCCGAACTTCGTCGTGTATGTACGGTTGGTAGTAATTACGAGGTCGTGAACAACGAACCCGCAGACTCCATTCCGTTTGCAATGTTTAGTTGTGATCCAGAGCCTCATGTGTTCTTTGGTAGCGATATTGCGGATTTAACAAAAGACATTCAACGAGTGAAAAGCGCGGTATTAAGAGGAATGTTGGATTCGCTGTCGTTTTCGCTGTACCCACGCACTGGTGTGGTCGAAGGCATGGTAGACATGGATGATGTATTGAATCCAGAGGTTGGGTCTATTATAAGAATGCGTCAGCCAGGGATGGTCCAACAGTTGGATGTACCGTTCTTGGGGAAAGAGGCGTTCCCTATGATTCAGTATTTAGACGCAATGAAGGAATCACGAACGGGCCAAACCGCTGCATCCCAGGGGCTTGACCCCGACGTTCTTCAGTCCACGACCAGGGCGGCTGTGACTGCTACAATTCGTGGCGCTGAACAGCACCTTGAAATGATGGCGCGCCTATTTGCCGACGGATTCCAGCGAATGTTCAAGGGGATGCTGAGACTTGTGATCCTACACCAAGACCGTGAGCGCGTAGTACGATTGCGTGACGAGTGGGTGCCAGTTGATCCACGGGTTTGGGACTCTAATATGGATTGTACCGTCAATGTAGGGTTGGGTTCTGGGCAGACCGACGAACGACTAGCTGTTTTGAACCAAATTGCGGTGCGACAGCAGGAAGCAATGGAGAAGATGGGGCCAAACAACCCACTGGTTGGCCTTGGACAAATACGGCATACGCTTGCCAAAATGCTTGAGATTAGCGGTTATCCCGACTCAAGTCAGTTTTTCAAGCAAATACCACTGGACTACCAACCGCCTCCACCCGCGCCTCCGAAGCCAACTCCAGAAGAGCTTCTGGCACAGGCACAGATGGCAGACATTCAGGCGCGTACCTCAATCGACCAGCAAAAGCTGGAGCTTGATTCGGTGAAACAGACGCAGCTAGATGAACGTGAAAGCGCGAGGATCGCTGGCGACCTGGCTATACGGGAGTTCCAGGCAGAAGAGAAATTCCAAAACGATATAGACTTAGAAGTAGTCAAAGCCAGCCTGAAGGAAGGTTTATAGTGGACAGCACGAAAGAGCAAAAAGGACGCAGGGGTAAAGAAATCCTAAGTGACCCAGTGTTCATAGAGATGATAGATACGGCGCGTACGCAGATAATGACAGAATGGAATTTGACAGAATTTGAGCAAGAAAATCTCCGTGAGAGTCTGTACCATCAGGGCCGCGCCCTTGACGAAGTGTTACGCGGCTTGCGAACATTAGTAGACGACTGGACTGTAGAGACATCAAAACGCAATTCGACTAAACAAGGACGGAATACATGAGCGTAGCCAGTACAACTAAAGAAACTGGTTCACGGTCTTCGGGCGAAATCCAAGATGCTTTCGCCCAAATGCTCGTCGGACCCGAAGAGCAAACCGAAGAGGATTCTCCTGAAGGAGAGCAACCCACGACGGATTCTTTGGATGAAGGGCAGGAATTAGATGCTGAGTTGGCCGATAATTCAGCAGTGGACGAAGAGGACGATGGAGAGCTAGACGAAGAACAACTCGACGAAGGCGACGGTGTTCGGACATTTTCCGTCATGGTAGACGGAAAGTCTGAAGACGTTCCTCTCGACGAACTCATCTCTGGTTATCACAGACATTCTACGTTCACGAAAAAGAGCCAGGCTCTGGCGCAAGAGCGCCAAGGTTTTGAAAAAGACGGAGCGGCTCTCAGGTCGACATACCAGCAGTACCAAGAGGTATTAGGCCAACTCCAGCAACAGATGGAGGCTGCGAATAAGCCAAGCAATCTGGACTGGGATGCTCTTGAAAGGGAGAATCCCGTACAGTGGCTGAAACTCAAAGAACTTGAGCGTCAGCGTGCGGGTGAAATTCAAGCTGTAACCGCAGAGCGTCAAAGAATGCAACAAATTTCGGAGCAAGAACAAGGTCAGAGGCTCCAGGAGCATTTAAGCGCCCAGCAGAATCTGGTGTTGGAAAAAATTCCTGAATGGGCTGACAGTGAAATTCAGGCCGAAGATCAGCGAAAGCTGGTAGAGTTTGGTAGGACGGTAGGGTTCACGGATAACGAACTTGATACGATCTACGACCACAGGGCATTAATCGTGTTACGCGACGCAATGCGCTACAGGGAACTCACAAACGGCGAGAGGATCACTCAGGCCAAAAGTAAAATCGGCAGTGCGAGAGGCGGTAATAAACTTACGGCCCGTCGCACACGCTCCCGCAAGGAGAAAACCCAACGGGGCAGGTTGAAGCAATCTGGAAAGATTGAAGACGCTGCTTCGCTTATGGGGAATTTGCTCGCGGACTAACTAAAAGGCAAGAAGATTATGGCAGTTGTATCCAATACCTTTACCACTTATGATGCTAAAGGAATAAGAGAAGATTTGTCCGACTTAATCGCAGACATTTCTCCGACTCAGACTCCGTTTCAGAGCAATGTTGGGACGAGGGACGCGTCGAATACTTACTTTGAATGGCAGACAGATTCGCTGGCAGCAGCTTCTGCTACGCCAGTGGTTGAAGGACAGGACTTGAGCAGCTTTACGGCGGTCACGCCTACTGTAAGGCTTGGGAATTATGCTCAGATCAACATGAGAGATTTTATTATCTCTGGTACTGAGCAGCGTGTAGATAAGGCTGGCCGTGCGTCTGAGGTTGGTTACCAGGCAGCGAAGGCAGCTAAAGAACTCAAGCGTGACGTAGAGACAGCTTGCCTCTTGAATGGTGTGGGCGCGGTTGCTGGTGCGACTGCGACAGCCCGCGTTACGGCTGGTTTCCCTTGCTGGCTGAAGACTAACGAAACTTCCACCAACGTAACTGCACCCAGTTATTCGGGATCAACCCCGACAGGTGCTGCACAGGTATGGAAGGCCTTTGGAACGCCTACAGCATTTACCGAAGCAATGCTTAAAACCACGATGCAAGAATGCTACGAGAGTGGTGGAGAGCCGTCGATGTTGATGGTTGGAGGCTACAACAAGACTGTTGTGAGTGGATTCTCAGGAATCGCTTCCAGCCGTTACAATGTGGATGGTGCAGAGCCGTCCGTAATCATTGGCGCAGCAGACATTTATGTCAGCGACTTCGGTAATCTGTCCGTTGTCCCGAACCGCTTCTTCACTACGGTGGTTGATGCTGGTGCGGGTTCATTGATGAATGACTGGGCGCTCTTGATTGACACCGATGAGGTGAAAATCGCGACAGTGCGTCCGTACAGCATTGAAGCGCTTGCAAGAACTGGTGATGCTGATAAGCGTATGGCATTACACGAATGGGGACTTCAGGTGAACAACGAGAAGGCCCACGGTATTGTTGCTGGCATAACGGCAGCAGCTTAAGAAGCTGATGGTGGGGTGGGGGCTACGGCCCCTGCCCCCTATTAGACCGATTATGGCTAACCGACGCTTACTAGATTATGATCCTGTAACCAAGACCACGCAGTGGTTTCATTACGACGATGCTACTGGTGCGATGAGCCTTGAGACTGAGCAGGACGTTTCGGCGATTATTGAGGCTAATAAGGCTCACTTTAACCAGATCGACGAACGCACGGCCTGGAAGGGGGACATTCACAGGGTCGCCCATATACCGATGAGTTTATATCACGGACTAGCTAAGATTTCAAATAACTTCAAAGATCAACGAGTTGTCAGGAAGTTCCTGAATGATCCTGACAACAGGGTTTTTAGAACTAGACCAGGGAGGGTGTAGTGGCAATTACCACCTATGCGACATTGCAGACTGCTACGGCAAACTGGCTAGACAGGACCGACCTATCGGCCCGTATTCCAGAGTTCATTGAACTAGCTGAAGCGAACTTCAACCGTGGCGTTCGCTCGCCAGACATGATTGTCAAAAACGACTCCTTTTCCTTGTCATCACAGTACAACACGTTGCCGAGTGATACGCTAGAAATTATCAGGATAGTGGTAGACATTACACCTACCATTACGCTTGAGTATTTGACGCCCGAAGAGATTTCGGAGAAGAGGCGCGACTTGGGTGGTACTGGCAAGCCGTATTATTTCACGGTGGTTGGCGGGTCCAGCAATCAGCTAGAAGTCCTGAAATCGCCCGACCAGGCGTATAATTCTTCGATTGTTTACTATACCCGAATCCCAGCACTAACCGATTCGGCTACCACAAACTGGTTACTTGACTCGCATCCCGACATCTATTTATTCGGGGCGTTGGTGGAGGCGGAACCGTACTTAAAGAACGATGAGCGATTTCCCCTGTGGTCTGCGCGGCTTGAAAAAGCGCTTGGCGGCCTTCGGCTCCAAGGACAACGTGAGCTACATGGTGGATCTTCGCTTCGCATGAGAGCGAGGGTGCTGGGGTAAACTATGGCTAATCCGACGACTAACTTAGGTATGACCAAGCCCACCGTTGGTGGGTCTACGGATACTTGGGGTACTACACTAAACGCCAATGTTGTTGACGTGATTGATCTTATTTTCAGTACGACTGGAACCGACGTCAAGATGTCAGACATTTCCTTTAACAGTATTAAGTTAGAAGAGACTGGGACTGGTACGGACTTTGTCGGAGTCAAGGCTCCCACGGCTGTATCAACCTCGTATACACTTACAATGCCAGCAGCAGTGCCATCTGCTAACCAAGTGCTATCTGCTTCTGATGGTAGCGGTACGATGGCTTGGACTACGCCTGAAGTTGGTGACATTACAAGTGTAGTCGCTGGCGCTGGAATGACAGGTGGCGGTACTTCTGGAGCAGTCACACTGAATGTGATTGGGACAGCAGACAAGGTCACGGTTTCGGCAGATGCGGTCACCATAGCCAGTACCTATGTAGGGCAAACGTCTATTACGACGCTAGGAACAGTGGCGACAGGCGTTTGGAACGGAACGGCCATTGCTAATGCTAACCTGGCGAACTCATCAGTGAGCTACGGTGGAGTGTCGGTCGCACTAGGAGCATCTGATGCAACTCCAGCTTTTAACCTTAGTGATGCAACGGCCTATACGGGAGACTCTAGCTTGGTAACTGTTGGAACTGTAGGTACAGGAACATGGTCGGCTACTACAATAGCTGTCAACAAAGGTGGAACTGGCCTAACTAGCTATGCAGCAGGAGACATTCTTTATGCTAGTGGTGCAACAACTATAGCCAAACTAGCTAAAGGATCGGACACAGAAGTCTTAACACTTGCTTCGGGAGTTCCTACTTGGGCAGCACCTACTGTTGGTGATATGACTGCTATAGTCGCAGGTGCTGGAATGACAGGAACGTCCTTGAGTGGCCCGATTCCTACGCTGAATGTGATCGGGACAGCAGACAAGATTACAGTCTCTGCGGATGCTGTCACGATAGCTAGTAGCTATGTCGGGCAGACCTCCATTACGACTTTGGGAACTATTGCTACAGGAGTCTGGAATGGCACCGCTATAACTGGCGACTACATAGATGTGACCACATCACCACTCGCCAACACGAAAATCTGGATTGGCGACTCTTCTGGAGATGCACAGGAATTTGCATTATCAGGCGATGTTACCATGACTGCTGGCGGTGCGATTACAGTTGCAGACAACGCAATAACACTCGCCAAGCTGGAAGATGGTACGTCAGGCGACATCCTATATTATGCAGCTTCAGGTGTTCCAACTCGACTAGCCAAGGGTTCAGACACTGAAGTGTTGACTCTTTCAAGTGGCCTACCCGTATGGTCAGCACCTACTGTCGGTGATATTACTGGAGTTACTGCTGGTACTGGATTATCAGGTGGTGGAACCTCTGGTACAGTCACATTGAACGTAGATGCCTCACAAACACAGATAACTTCTGTCGGAGC